GTATTTCGCAATGGTCAAATAGAGTTGATATAAGAAGTACGTGTTTTACAGAAGAAAATCAACAGATTGATATTGCAGCATATCTAGGTGTTGTTGATTGGTCAAAAGTGGAAGTTGATACACCGATTTTTGTAAAGAATAGAAGTGAAAATGTGTGGAAGTGTAGATATTTTGCCAAATATGAAGATGGAAAAGTGTATACGTGGTGTGGTGGAAGAACATCTTGGAGTAATGTAACAGCTTATGAACCTATTGATTGGGAGTATGCGGAACTAGCATTTAAATAGTGAGGTGGAATGCTTGGAAGAATATGAAGAAAAACAACTAATAGAAAAGGCGGTTGAGTACCTACAACCTGTTAAGTTAATTGATGTACAGATTGCATCAATTAAAGAAGAAATCAATCAGTTAAGAGCGAACCTTACATCTATAGGTGCGATTGATTACTCAAAAGACCGAGTAACAGGCGGTGGAACTCCGCAAGGGTTAGAGGGGAGCGTAGCTAGATTTATTGATACAGTAGCAGAACGTGATAAGCGTATTGATGAATTATCAGAGTTAAAATGCGATGCGATCACATTGATTGATAGCCTTGATGAAAAACTAGGGGCGGTAATTCTCAGATATGAGTACATATTGAATACAACAACGGAAGATGCTTACAAAATGATTGGAAATTACTCAACCAAACAGGCGAAACGATATAAGCAACGAGCGTTGATTGAATGTGGTGAAAAGTTGTCCGCAAATGTCCGCAAATGTCCGCGAATGTCCGTATAAGTCCAAGTCAACATATAGTAGAATATAAGGTGTAAGGTTACAAACACGGGCAGTAATCTTATACCCTTCATAACACTTGGTGTTGCAAAAAACTTAATAGCAATTGAGGTGCGGGAAATACTTATATTTATTTTTTATTGAAAATTGTACTTCGGTAAAATCGTCATTAGAGCAAAAATACATTATTTCTAACTGCACCGCACCTCTACAATTGCACTTTGTAAACTGATACTGCACTCCTTTCCTTTCAAAAGATGCAAACTACTATACGATTTCATGAGTTAATCCTCCAAATTATTCATAAAATAAAGCAGTATCAGTTTAGAGAGTGTATATTGAAAACTGGAGTTATATATGTTTCCACTAAGAAACCGAGAATAACGTGTTATAGCTAGTGAATAACATGATTGCAATTCATTAACTCGTGTTAGAACGCATCTAACTGTATAACTTTGGTTTTGAATATACACTACAAGTGAATAAAACTATAACATAATGAGGTATATCTACGCTGATATATCTCATTTTTTGTATAAACTTATCAGAAAGGACGAAAATGACACAGGTACATTGCGATAGAAAGCATTGCTTGAACAATGATAAATACGGAATATGCACTGCTGATGTAATCGAATACAACGGATTGTGTCAGACATACATTACAGCCAAACATTCCTGTAAGACACATTGTGGAATATGTCGCAAGGATAAAGGCAAGTTAAAACGGAAAAGCGGTGAGGTTCTTAAATAATGGATATTGTAACGAAAAGCATACATGAACTAACTCCATATGATAAGAACGCACGCAAGAACGATAAAGCCGTTCCGTTGGTTGCTAAATCAATCGAACAGTTTGGATTTAAAGTACCAATTGTGATTGATAAAAACAATGTGATTGTATGTGGTCATACGAGGTATAAGGCAGCACATGCATTAGGTATTGAGGAAGTACCTTGTATTGTGGCTGATGATCTAACAGACCAACAAATAAAAGCATACAGACTGGCGGATAACAAAGTAGCCGAGGTATCTAAATGGGATAAAGGTATTTTGTCATTAGAAATGAATGAAATATTTGATTTTGATATGTCGGACTTTGGATTTGAAATTGCTGACCCAGTAGACACAGTTGAAATAGAACTACCGCAAAAGGAAAACGAGCGTGAGCGGACGGCTAATGCATATAACTTGTATTATTTTGATGAAAACAGATGCACAGGAATATATGACATACCTACACTAGACAAGGTGATACATACGCCAAAGTCATTGATGGGGTTTAATTATTGCAAAAGCACACCGCCACAAGATGGCGTAGGGGTTCATTTCTTTCTTGACGATTATCAATTTGAGAGAGTATGGAATAGTCCTGAAGATTACTGTACTATGCTTGCAGATTATGATTGTGTATTAACGCCTGACTTTAGCTTATACATGAACATGCCAATAGCGATGATGATATGGAATACATATAGAAGTCGCTTAATCGGTCAAATGATGCAAGACTATGGATGCACTGTTATCCCTACTGTGTCATGGGCTGGTACAGATAGCTATGATTTCGCCTTTGATGGATTACCAACAGGCGGAACGATAGCAGTATCCACTATAGGCGTTAAAAGAAACAAAGATGCATTTGATATATGGGTACAAGGCATGGACGAATGCATGAAAGTTGTTAAACCGCATAACGTAATCGTATATGGCGGAGATATTGGGTATACATTCGATTGCGATGTAACATACATTAGCAATGCAGTAACTGACAAAATGAAAGGGTGAGTATATGGGCGGTAGAGGTGCTGGATATTCGCTAACAGGTAGCGGAGAAGAAAGCAAAGGTACAAAGAAAAGCAAGGCAAAACTCGCAGCGTTGCAAGCTGAATTTGATTCTAGGTTTAATGAGCATGTAAATAACATGAGGGCAAGACAAGGCCAAGTATGGCACATTGAAAAAGCACAAGGCCGTGCAGAAAAAAATAGAGCGGATAAAGAAAACGCTAGATTAAAGAGCTTGCAAGAGAAGATAGAAAAACAAAAACAAGTGATTGAACGTCAAATACAACGTGATAATGCTAGAGGTAGTCTATTTGACTATAAAGGCAATTTGAATATCACTACACGAAATATTAAATCAGTAAAAGCATTCTTGAGGGATTTGGATAGTGGCAAAGTAACCATAAGGAGAACAAAAGCGACTATTAAATCGTGGAAAAATAAAGTTGCCAATTTAGAAAGCACTATGAAGAGTGCGAAAAAGGTGAAAATCTCTAAATCCGCTCAAAGTTTAATTGATAGTGGCAAGGTTAAACAATGGGCGAAAAAGCCAAATACATATTTTATAAATGGTTTAAAGAAAACGGCGTTAGAGTTGCAACCTGATGGCACTTTTAAACATAGTCCACGTTATTATGGCCCAGCAACTGATGAGCATAAAGCGAGAGTGGCTAATTTTATTAAAACAGGTAGGTTATAACTGTAAAGCGTGTGTAAAGCGTGAAAGGTGGTGAGTCAAGTAGCTGATAACAAACAATATTTAAAGAATATGAAAACATTACCAGTAGAGGAACGTAAAAGGCTTGGCTCACTTGGTGGCATTGCTAGTGGAAAGAAACGGCGAGAGAAACGTACATGGAAAGAAATTACTAATGCATTGCTAGATACTCCGTTAAAAGATGGTCAAGTTGATGAGAAGATACAAAGCCTTGCCAGTGCTAAGGGGTTAAATGTAACGGCACAGACGGCTATTGTATTGAAACAGGTAGTTAAGGCTATCAATGGAGATAACAAGGCAGCAGAATTTATATTGACTGTATCGGGCGGGCTCACAGAGAATGAGCAAACAACAGAAGATACTACAAAGCGTGTTGATTTAACCGATGTTATTATTCCGCATTATGACGTGGTAAGTGCTGATATTAAACGGCATAGGCACACGCATTACTGGTTGACTGGCGGACGTGGTAGTACTAAATCGTCATTTGTTGGCATTGAAGTAGTCGATACATTAATGAGCAACAAAGAGTGTCATGCGGTTATCTTACGTAAGGTCGGACAGACACTTAAAAACTCCGTATACGCTCAAATAGAATGGTGTATAGAGAAATTGGGCGTATCTGATAAATTTACTTTTAAGAAATCACCACTGGAGATTATTTATAATCCAACAGGGCAACGGATATTATTTTTGGGTGTTGATGATCCGCAAAAGGTAAAGTCAATTAAATTACCATTTGGGTATGTTGGAATAGTATGGTTCGAAGAATTAGACCAATTCGCTGGCATGAATGAAATACGAAATATAAACCAGTCCTTATTACGTGGTGGTGATAAGTACTGGTGTTTTTATTCTTTCAACCCACCAAAAAGCCGTGATAATTGGGTGAATGTAGAACAATTAACAGATGATGCAGATAGAATGGTAATCAAAAGTGATTACACTATGGTTCCTGTGGAGTGGCTAGGGCAACAATTCGTAAATGAAGCCGAAAAGTTAAAAGAGGCACGGCCTGACCTGTACGCTCATGAATATATGGGCGAAGTAACAGGCACAGGCGGTGATGTATTCCCTAACGTTGAAGAATTAGACATCACAGATGAAATCATAGACACGTTTGATAATGTATTCCATGGCATTGACTTTGGTTTTGCTACTGACCCATTCGTATACATGAAAATGAACTACGATGAAAAACACGATACTATTTATATCTACGATGAAGTATACGGCACTAAATTAACTAATAAGAAAGCTGTAAACCTCATCAAGGATAAAGTAGGCGATAGACCTGTATATTGCGATAGTGCTGAACCTAAATCTATAGCAGAATTCACAGAACTAGGCATAAGAGCATATCCAGTGCGTAAGGGGCCTGATAGCCGTGATTTTAGTATCAAGTGGCTATCAGATAGGGCGAAGATTTACATTGATAAAAAGCGTTGCCCTAACGCATATCGTGAGTTTATGTCTTACGAATTCGCACAAGATAAAGATGGTAATTTTATTTCTAGCTATCCTAAGCACAATGACCATACTATTGATGCGGTGCGTTATGGCTTACGTGAAATCATGGATGGTGCAAGATTTAGCTGGTAAGGGGGTACAATGCTAACAACTAATGAAATGTGGCAAGCAATCATAGAGGGGAACAGTGGCATCTCTGAACGTGAATTCTTGCAAAGTGAAATACGAAAATTTTTAAGCGGTAAAGATAGAAAAGATATGCTGACTGGTAGACGATACTACAAAGGTGAGCATGATGTTTTGAATAAAAAGCGGACTACTATTATTGAAAATGGCAAGTTGCTGGAGCTTGAAAACCTACCGAATTATAAGATTGTTGACAATCAGATAGATGATTTAGTAGACCAAAAAGTCAATTATATGTTAGGTAAACCGCTTGAAATTAAGACGGAAGATGACCGCATCGCTGATATATTTAACCGTAAATTCCAACGTACACTATTAAACGTATGCAGCGATTCGCAAATAGCTGGTAAAGGGTATTTGTATCCATACATCGATGCAAATGGCGATATTGCTTTTAAGCGTTTAAAACCTGAAAACATTCTTCCATTTTGGCGTGATGATGATCATACACAGTTAGATGCATTTGTCTATATGTACGATATGGAAGTATATACTCCGCTCGGTGCAAATCAAACAGTAACTTTTGTAGAATTTTACACAAAATATAAAGTAAAGTACTATACCTATCAAAATCAAAACTTGTACATCAATCAAGAGAAGGACGAGCAACGATATATTAACGCTGGCAACGTGTTCTATGATTGGGGCCAAGTGCCTTTAATCTGTTTTAAGGGTAATCATATAGAACAACCTATTATTAATCGTGTTAAGTGCTTACAAGATACATTGAATGATATGTATTCGATGTTAGCAGACAACATGATAGAAGATAGTCGGAATACCATTCTAGTATTGAAGAACTATGACGGCACAGATTTGGCAGACTTTAGACAAAAGCTAGCACAGTATGGTGCAGTCAAGATTAATACAGTCAATGGTGATGGCGGTGTTGAAACCTTGCATATTGAGGTGAATACAGCTAACTTTCAATTCATTATCCATGCATTGAAAACGGCAATTATAAAAAATGGCCGTGGATTTGATGCGAAAGATGATAGAATGGCTAACAATCCTAATCAGATGAATATCATGAGCATGTATTCTGATATTGATTTGGATAGTAACCAACTTGAAGTAGAATTCCAGGCATCATTTGAAAAGATGCTGGAGTTTATCGGACAGTACTATAACATCCTAGGTAGTAACGCACTTGATGATGTGGAATTCATATTTAACAAACTCACACCAGTCAATGAGGGCGAAATTATCAACAATTGCCGTAATAGTGTAGGTATCATCTCCAATGAAACAATCGTATCCAATCATCCATGGACATTAGACACTAATGAAGAATTAGAACGATTAAAGAAAGAACAGGCTGAATTAATGCCTGACTTTGTAATTACTAATGGCGGTGAGGAACATGGCGAATGATTATTGGCAAAAGAGATATGAACGTATCCTAGACGAATCATTTCAAAAGGCAACGCTAACAGATGAGGAAATCAAAAAACAGTATGCACGAGCATTAAGGCGAATGGAGAAGGCTATTAATGATTGGTATCGTAGGTTTGCCAATGAAAACGGCATTACATTACAAGAGGCACGAAAGCTACTTGATAAGTACGAAATGAAAGCCTTTAAGATGGACTTGAAAGAGTTTGAAAAAGAGGCGAAACAACTCGGAATGTCTAAGGAGCATCAACAAATGCTATCTAATGCATCGATACGTGAGCGGTTAAGCCGTGAGCAGATGCTATATATCAATATGGTGCATGAAATAGAAGTCATGGCACATAGTCAAAATGTATCTGTTAAGGATATGCTTGATGATGTGTATAGATCATCAGTATATAAAAGTGCATACACAGCACAAACGCAACGAGGCACGTATTCAATGATTAATAGTATTGATAGTAAGCGAGTGGATAGTGTTGTAAATAGCCAATGGGCAAATGATGGCCAAGATTTCAGCAGTCGCATATGGAGTGATAAGGTCAAGTTAGTAGCTAATTTGCAGAATGATTTCACGCAAGCGTTGATGATTGGCCAAGGTGCTGACACTATGGCGGATAACCTGAGCAAGCGTATGAAAACATCGTATAGCAACGCTAAAAGGCTCGTAGAAACAGAAACAGCACGAGTACATGAACAGGGTTTTCTTGATAGCATGGCGGAACTCGATGTGGATAAGTTGGAGATACTAGCTACGCTAGATAGTCATACATCACCTATTTGTAGGCGAATGGATAGAAAGATTGTTAGGCGTGTGGATGCTAAACCTGGCGTTACTGTTCCGCCGTTCCATTGTTATTGCCGTTCTACTACCATTCCCTATATAGAGGGGTTAGATGGCGAAACACGAACAGGCAGAAATAAAGATGATAAAAGCATCGATGTTGATGGTGCTATTACCTATGAAGAATGGGAAAAACAATATATTAACTAATAAGCAGCTTAACGGCTGCTTTTTTAATTGTCATTTTAGTATTGTTGGACGATAACTAACAAGACCGTAATTGTGAGGTGTGGCTCACGATAATAAAGCGAAATGGGTATTTGTAATAAGGGGGTCAATATGACTAAAGACGAATTAATGAAGTTAGGTTTGAGCGAAGAAGTAGCAGACAAATTGGTGGAAGATTACGGCAAGAATTACGTATCGAAAGACCAATTCAATGCGAAAAATGACAAACTCAAATCGGTAGAGGGGGAATTATCAAAGGTACGTGGCGAAATTGATAACCTTCAAAAAGCCAATGCTAACAACGATGAATTAAAGAAACAAATCGATGCATTGAAAGCTGATTCAGAAAAAAGAACCACTGAATACGAGGCGAAAATCAAAAGCATGGAAATCGATAATATCGTGAATACGGCATTGAGTGGTGTCAAATCTAAGAACAATAAAGCTGTGCGTGCTTTGTTAGATCTAAACGATGCAAAAATTGAAAACGGCGAAATTAAAGGGCTCAAAGACCAATTAGATGCGGTCATGAAAGAGAACCCTTTTTTATTTGGCGAAAACACAAAACCAACAGGCACACCAGCTGGCAATGAGGTCGGTAAGCATGGCACACCTACGATTACATCAAAGGAATTTGCCAAGATGAACTATGCTGAACGCTCGAAACTTTACGATGAAAATCAAGAACTTTATAACCAATTATCAAAAGGAGAATAAAAATATGAGCAAACAAAAATTCACATTTGATTTGCAACACTTTGCAACAGGCACTACTATTTCTACTAATATGATTAAACCGCAAGTTATGGCTGACATGGTGTCCGCTGCTTTGCCTAAAGCAATTAAATTTACACAAATTGCAACGTTCGATAACACTTTGGTCGGTCAACCAGGTGAAAGCGTAACAGTCCCAGTATGGGGGTATATCGGTGATGCAGTAGACCTTACTGAAGGTACACCAATGAATACAGAACAAATGACTGCATCCACTGATGATTACAAAATCAAAGAGGCTGGCAAAGCGGTTGAATTGACGGATAAAGCTATCCTTACAGGTTTGGGTGACCCAGTTGGTGCGGCTGCTCAACAATTATCTATGTCTATTGCATCTAAAGTTGACAACGATGTATTGACTGCATTGAGTGGTGCTACACTTACTTCTGTTTCTACAAATGCAATCTCTTACAACGGCATTGTTGATGCGGTTGCTAAATTTGATGAAGAACAAGAAGGCGTAGTGAAATATTTATTTATTTCCCCAGCACAAGAAGCAACATTGCGTAAAGACCCTAACTTCATCGACAAAAACAAATACGGCAACGATGTAATGGCTAGTGGTGTACTTGGTAAAATCGCTGGTTGCAACGTTGTTGTATCTCGTAAAATCGTAGAAGATGCTGGCAACTTCAACAACTATATCGTTCAAGTTTCACCAGAAGCAGAAGATGGCATTCCAGCACTTCCAGCAGTAACAATTTTCATGAAACGTGATGCTGTAGTAGAAACTGATCGTGATGTATTGAAACGTACAAACGTTATTACAGTTACTGAACATTACATTGCAGCATTGACTAATAAATCCAAAGTTGTAAAAGCAACATTCAAAAAATAGTAGGTGAAATTATGGGAATGTTATTAAGACGATACCACAAAGTATCTAATCCTAACGTAGATGAAAATACGA